CGATTGCCATTAATACATTTTCAAAAAATATTTTAGAATATGTGGCTAGACCGCAAACTGCTGAAATATTTTTTGAAGATGTACTAATGGCTTTGGTTTTTTATGGTATGCCGCTACTGGCAGAGAATAACAAACCAAGATTATTATACTATTTAAAACGTAGAGGTTATAGAGGATTTTCTATGAATAGGCCAGACAAGATATGGAATAAATTATCTGTAGCAGAAAGAGAAGTTGGTGGTATGCCTAATTCATCTGAAGACATAAAACAAGCCCACGCAGCAGCGATAGAAATGTATATAAATGATCATGTTGGTGAAAAAGGTGGACAGTACGGCTCGATGCCTTTTAATAACACATTGAACGATTGGGCTAAATTCGATATAAATAGAAGGACAAAGTTCGATGCTACGATAAGTTCTGGTTTAGCTATAATGGCCTGTAATAGGCACTTGTACTCACCAAGGCAAAATGTAGAGAAAAGTAAAATAAATTTAAGTATAGCCAAATATATGAACAAAGGCTTTAATTCAAAAATAATAGAAAGATAGTATGGCTGAGTCAGTTACCGCACATTATTTTCCTAGTCAAGTTGTTAGTGATATAGAGAAAAGTTCCATGGAATATGGACTTAAAATAGCCAAAGCTATAGAGTACGAGTGGTTTAATTTCCCAACTGGTACTGATAGATTTGCTAGCAATCAAAACAACTTCCACAAACTACGTTTGTATGCTAGGGGAGAACAATCAATACAAAAATATAAAGATGAGTTATCGATAAACGGTGACTTAAGCTATTTAAACTTAGATTGGAAGCCAATACCTATTATACCAAAATTTGTTGATATAGTTGTAAACGGAATATCAGAGAGAACCTTTGATATAAAAGCATACTCTCAAGATCCATTTGGTGTATCAAAGAGAACTAAGTACATGGAAGGCATAATTGCTGATATGAAAACCAGAGATCTTAATCAGTTTGCTGAAGAAGCTTTTGGTATTTCAATTAGCACTACTCCACCAGATCAACTACCCGACAGCGAAGAAGAGTTGCAATTACACATGCAACTTAACTACAAGCAAGCAGTTGAATTAGCTGAAGAGCAAGCTATAACTACTATATTGGAAGGCAATAAGTATGAGCTCATAAGAAAAAGGGTTAATTACGACCTAACAGTTTTAGGTATTGGTGCTGTAAAAAATGTTTTTACAAAATCAGAAGGTATCAAGGTTGAATACGTAGACCCAGCGAATATAGTTTATTCGTATACTGAAAATCCATACTTTGATGATATATACTACATAGGTGAAGTTAAAACAATACCTATAAACGAAATTAAAAAAGAGTTTCCTAATCTTACTGACGCGGAGTTAGAAAAGATGAGTAAGCAAAGCTATCAGTCAAAAGGCTTTTATAATAGAAGCTTGACTGAGTCAACTAACTTAGATAGAAACCAAGTTCAAATACTTTACTTTAACTTTAAGACCTATGCTAATGAGGTTTATAAAGTAAAAGAGACAGCTACAGGCGCTAGTAAAGTAATAATAAAAGATGACCAATTTAATCCTCCTAATGAATTGCTAGAGGAGAGATTTGGAAAGATGTCTAGACAAATAGAGGTTCTTTACGAAGGAGCTTTAGTGTTAGGATCTAATCAATTGTTGAAATGGGAGTTAGCTAAGAATATGATGAGACCTAAAAGTGATTACACTAAGGTTAAAATGAATTATTCGGTTGTAGCGCCTAGAATGTATAAAGGTAAAATTGAATCATTAGTAGGTAGAATAACTACCTTTGCTGACATGATACAAATTACACACCTCAAGCTTCAACAAGTTATGTCTCGTATGATACCTGACGGTATTTATCTTGATGCAGATGGGCTTGCTGAAATAGATCTTGGTAATGGAACTAATTACAACCCGCAGGAAGCATTAAATATGTTTTTCCAAACAGGTAGTATAATTGGTAGATCAATGACTTCTGACGGAGATATGAATCCGGGTAGAGTTCCAATACAAGAGATACAGAGTGGCTCAGGAGGATCTAAATTAGCCTCATTGATACAAACATACAACTACTACCTACAAATGATCAGAGATGTCACCGGATTGAACGAGGCGCGTGATGGTAGTACTCCTGATAAAAATGCTTTAGTAGGTATACAAAAAATAGCAGCAGCTAATTCTAATACCGCTACTAGACATATACTACAAGGAGGTTTATATTTAACATCAGAACTTGCTGAATGTATATCTCTTAGAATATCCGATGTTATAGAGTATTCACCAACTAGAGAAGCTTTTATACAAAAAATTGGAGGGCATAACGTAGCTACGCTTAGTGAAATGGCTGATCTGCATTTATATGACTTTGGTATATTTATAGATCTAGCACCAGACGAAGAAGAAAAACAAATGCTTGAAAACAATATTCAAGTTGCACTTTCAAGAAATGGTATAGAGTTAGAAGATGCTATTGACATTAGAGAGATTAAAAACATAAAGCTAGCCAATCAACTCCTTAAAATACGTAGGAAAAAGAAAGCCCAGCAAGATCAGTTGGTGCAACAACAAAATATACAAGCTCAAGCCCAAGCAAATGCTCAAGCGCAACAGGTCGCTGCACAAGCAGAAGTGCAGAAAAACCAAGCAATAGCTCAGACTAACTTACAGGTTGATCAAAACAAAGCGCAGATGGATATGCAGAAAATGCAACAAGAGGCTATGCTTAAGAAAGAGTTAATGAATCACGAGTTCCAACTTAACATGCAACTCAAGCAGATGGAAGTTGAAATACTAAAAGAACGTGAAAAACAAAAAGAAGATCGAAAAGACGAAAGAACTAAAATTCAAGCGTCACAACAGTCTGAATTAATAGATCAAAGAAAAAAAGATACACCACCTAAAAACTTTGAATCATCAGGTAATGATATAATGGGTGGAGGTTTTGGATTGAACGCGTTTGATCCAAGATAATAAACAATTTTTTAAATTTTATAATATTTTATTATGGCACAAGAAGAAAAAGAAGATGTAATCGAAGAGGTTACTGAACCACAAACAGATGCAATTGTTGAAGAAACACAGCAGCAAGAGGAAACACAAGAGCAACCAGAGTTTAAGAACGAGGTTCTTGAAGACGGTACAATTAAAGTAGATTTAAGATCTTTTAATACTAATTCTGAGCAGCAAAGCGAAGAGCAAGTAGAAGAAGCTGAAGAAGAAACTACGCAACAAGTTGTAGAAGAAGTTGCAGAAGAAGCTACCGAGGAAGTAACTGAAGAACAACCTATAATCGAAGAAGTAACAGACGAAGAAGTACTCGATAAACTAGAAGAAGACATAGAAGAAGCTATTTCAATTGCTGAAGAAAAAGGTACTGAGCTTCCTGAGAGCATACAAAAAGTCATAGACTTTATGGATGATACTGGAGGTAGTTTGGAAGATTATGTTCAATTAAATAAAGATTACTCAAATATGAGTGATAATGAGTTAGTAGAACAATATTTGAAAGCTACTAAACCTCACTTAACAGATTAAGAAATAAGTTTTGTAATGGAAGACTTATATTCTTACGACGAAGATTTAGATGACGAAAGGGATATTAGAAGAAAAAAACTAGCACTTAAAGAGCAAGTTAACAACGCTAAGAATCATTTAGAAGGTCAAAAATCTAAGTATTACGAAGAAGTAAAAGCTGGTTCAAAGCTAACGCCAGAACAGCAAAAAGCGGTTAACTTTTTTAATCGCTATAACAAAGAAACTGAGGAGACAGCTAAAGTAGCTGAGCAACAAAAAAGTGTTTTTAATAAGAAAACTGAAGAAGTTTTCTCTGATAAATTCAAAGGTTTTGAATACAATATTGGAGACAAAAAATTTAGGTTTAACGTTAATAATGCTTCTGAAGTGAAATCCAAACAGTCTGATATTAATAATTTCATTAAAAAGTTTTTAGATGAAAATAACAATATTAAAGACGCTAAAGGTTATCACAAATCGTTGTTTACCGCTATGAATGCTGATGCTATTGCAAACCATTTTTATGAACAAGGTAAAGCTGATGGTATTAAAGGCAGTATTGATAGATCTAAGAATATAGATATGGATCCACGTCAGTCTTATCAACCATCAACTCAAACTGGAGGCATAAAAGCTAGAGTGGTTAGCGGTGACAGTTCTTCTCAATTTAAAGTGAAAATTAAACAATAACAAATTAAAAATTAAAAATTATGAGTTTTGCAACTGGGGGAGCGTTCCCCGCAGGATTAACTCCTGCACCAACCAAAACGTTGTTCGATAAAAACTATTTAGCTATCGGAGACAACGACTTTAACTTTACTAAACAATTCTTACCAGAAGTTTATGAAAAAGAAGTAGAGCGTTACGGAAATCGTTCTATCTCTTCTTTCTTGCGTATGGTAGGAGCTGAAATGCCAATGGCTTCTGATGAGGTTGTTTGGAGTGAGCAAGGACGTTTACACGTAGCTTACGACAATGCAAAAATTGCTACAGTGAACACCGCTACTGATAACACTATCAATATCACCGGACACGCTATTAGAGCAAACCAAACTATTATTGTAGCTAACGGTATCACTACTGTTAAAGCTTTCGTTAAGTCAGTAGCTACTGACAGTATCGAAGCTTATCCTTTAACTTCTGCTACATGGCCAGCAACTTTCGTAGCCGCTGTAACAAATCCTGATCTTAAAGTATTTGTATACGGTTCTGAATTTGCTAAAGGATCTGCAGGTATGGCTGGTTCGATAGACGCTGGTTTCCAAAGATTTTCAAATAGCCCAATTATCTTGAAAGACAAATATTCAATCAATGGTTCTGATACCGCTCAAATTGGTTGGGTTGAAGTTACTACTGAGAACGGAGCTTCTGGATATTTATGGTACTTGAAGTCTGAGCACGAAACAAGACTACGCTTTGAAGATTATTTAGAAATGTCTATGGTAGAAGCTGAAAAAGCTACTGTCAATATTGACATCTTAGACAGCGCAGGAGTTGATTCTGGAGCTAACGTACGAGGTACTGAAGGTCTTTTTGCTGCTATTGAGTCTAGAGGATTAGTATTCAACGATCATGATTTCAATAACTCTACAGGCCTTACAGGTCTTGCTGAATTTGATCTTGTTTTACAAGAGCTAGATAAGCAAGGAGCAATTGAAGAAAACATGATGTTCTTAGATCGTGGTACTTCTTTAGCTATCGATAACATGTTAGCACGTGCTAATTCTTACGGAACTGGTGGTACTTCTTACGGAGTATTTAACAATTCTGAAGATATGGCTTTAAATTTAGGTTTCTCTGGTTTTAGACGAGGTTCTTATGACTTCTACAAAACTGATTGGAAATACTTAAATGATGCTGCTACACGTGGTCTTACTCAAGACATCGATGGTGTTCTTGTGCCAGCAGGTACTTCAACAGTATACGATCAGACATTAGGTAAGAATATCGCTAGACCTTTCTTGCACGTACGTTACCGAGCTTCTGAAGCTGATGACCGAAGAATGAAATCTTGGATCACTGGTTCAGTTGGAGGAAACTACACTTCTGACATCGACGAAATGAACGTTCATATGCTATCTGAAAGATGTCTATGCGTTCAAGGAGCTAACAACTTTATCTTATTCAAAGATACTACTGTATAGTTCTAAAACAAACAATGTAAATAATTACCCTCGTCTTAATAACGGGGGTAATATTTACTTTTTAAATTTTTAATTTTATTATATTATGGCAAATAAAAAAACTAGTACAGAAACTGTACATACTGAAGAGGTTTTGGTTGAAAAAACAACTACTCAAAAACCTAAAGAAATAAAAACACCAAAAAAACCTGATTGGGAGTTTAAAGATAGAACTTATTACTTAATGGATGGTAAGCAACCTTTAGTTTTAACTATACCTGGCAAGCATACTGAAAAAAGAAGCTTACTATGGTTTGACGAAGAAAAAGGTTACCAAAGAGAGCTAAGATACGCAACTAATCAACACAGTCCATTCGTTGATGAACAAGAAGGACCTGTAACTTTGGAGCATATCATATTTAGAAATGGATCTCTAACTGTTCCAGCGCGTAAAGCTAATTTACAAAAGTTATTATCGCTATATCACCCACTTAAAGATCAAGTATTTTTTGAATTCGATGCAGTAGCTGTAGCGGAATATGATTTAGACGATATAGAGATAGAAATAGATGCTCTAAACTTGGCTAGAGAATTAGACATAGACATGCTAGAAGCTATACTTCGAGTAGAATTTGGTAACAAGGTATCTAACATGACATCTAAAGAAATAAAAAGAGATGCTATGATATATGCTAAGAGAGCACCAAAAACATTTATAACGCTAGCAAACGACGATAACGTACATTTGCGTAATATTGGCGTAAGAGCTGTTGAGCAAGGACTTGTAAATTTATCACAAGATCAACGAAGCTTTAGCTGGTCTTCAACAGGAAGAAAACTATTTAATATACCATTTGATGAAAATCCATACTCAGCGCTAGCTGCTTGGTTTAAAACAGATGAAGGTGTAGAAGTTTTCAAAAGTGTAGAAAAACAATTAAAATAATCAAGCACTTATATGAGGTGGTCATCTCTATAGGTGACCACTAAATATAAAAAAAGAAATTATGGCAGTAAATATAAACACAGTTTATCTAAGGGTTTTAGCTATAGCCAATAAAGAACAAAGAGGCTATATAACTCCGCAAGAATTTAACACGCTTGCAAATCAAGCTCAATTAGATATATTTGAGCAATATTTTTATGATCTTAATCAATTTTTAAGACTGCCAGGCAACGATACCATCCATTCGGATGCTGTCGATATGTTAGAAGAAAAAATAAGTATTTTTGAAAGATTCGATGTTCCAATAGGCATCGGAAATCTAACAACTCTAGGTGTATATAGACTTGGTGCTATATACAATAGAACACTTATAGATGGCGTTAATGTTAAAGTAGAAGCACAGCGCCTTAATCCAAACGAAATACGACACTACTTAAACTCTCCATTAACTGCTCCAACAGTTAAAAGACCCGTATTTTACATACAAACAAATCAAATAACTGTTTTACCACCTGAAGCAGATAATTTAACTATGAACTATATAGTTAAGCCCGCCACAGTATACTGGGGTTATACTATAATTAATGATGAAGCGCTTTATAATCCTTCAACATCTACAGATTTTGAACTTCACCCATCAGAGGAAACTGAATTAGTTTTAAAAATACTATCTTTAGCAGGTGTAGTTATAAGAGATCCACAACTATACCAAATAGCAGCCGCAGAAGACGCTAAAAATATTCAACAAGAAAAACAATAAGACATGGCATTATTTAAAGGAACAGAAAGACAGTACTACACTAATAGCGCATCTTTTACGGGTGATGGGGTACAGGTTTTATATTCGCTAACTGCAGTGTTCAGTCCTGCGCCTGCCGAAGGAGAATTTGAAGTATTCATAGACGGTGTAGAGCAGAGTAGTAGTACTTATACATATGCGCCTAATCAAATAACATTTCTTACCGCTCCAGCAGACGGGGCTATAATACTGGTAAAGCAATTAGCAGAAAATGAAAAGCTAGGTAATTATCAGTATATATCTATAGATGATTTAGTTAACAACTTTAGGGTTGGTTATGTTGGAGAAGGTAAAATAATATCAAAAGTAAAAATACCTGATATAAATTTTCACTGCCAAAGAGCAATTGCAGAATTAAGCTACGATACACTTAGATCTGAGAAGTCACAAGAAATAGAAATACCTCCATCATTAAAGATGAAACTTCCACATGACTATGTAAACTACGTACAGTTTTCATATAAAGATGAGTCAGGTGTTGAAAGAATAATTTATCCAGCTAGAAAAACAAGTAATCCTACAGCTATAATACAAGACGCTAACTATGATTACGCTTTTGATAATGATGACTCGTTGCTAAAAGCTTTTGATTCAGAAACATGGAAAGCTTTTAAATCAGCTACATCTGTTCAAGAGAATGCAGAAAATATAACTGATCTAGACGTTGATGCCACTATGGCTGAAGGTAGAAGATATGGACTAACTCCAGAACACGCACAATTTAATGGCTTATTTTACATAGACAATGAAAGAGGTTATGTGTTCTTTAGTTCAGATCTTAATAGCAAAATAGTAACTATTAAATATATAAGCGATAATCTAGGTACTGAAAACGAAATGAGGGTACATAAGTTCGCTGAAGAAGCTGTATACAAACATATAGCTCACGCTATATTGGCAGCAAGAATAGGTACGCCTGAATATCTGGTAGCTAGATTTAAAAAAGAAAAGAAAGCTGCTATAAGACAAGCTAAATTAAGATTATCTAATCTAAAAATAGAAGAGATGAATCTAATAATGAAAAACAAATCTAAAATAATTAAACACTAATACATGCCAGAATTAAAGAGAACGTTCAGCGGAGGCGCCATGAACAAAGATCTTGATGAAAGACTCGTACCTAGCGGTCAATATCGAGATGCTTTAAATGTTCAAGTGTCTACTTCGGAAGGTGCTGATGTTGGCGCCTTGCAGAATATATTAGGTAATAAATTACCGACTAGCAGTATTGCTTCTAATATAGGTAATTATCCTTTTGTAGTTGGTTCTATACGTAGAGATGAAACTGAATGCATATATTGGTTTGTAACTAGTCAGACTAAAAGCTTGGTTATAGAATACAATCAATCTTCAAACACTATAACACCTCTACTTGTAGATGAAAACGGTGTATTGGGTTTTAGTAGAGACAACTTAATAACTGGCATAGAAATATTAGACGATTTTTTAATTTGGACGGATAACCTAACGGAGCCAAAAATAATTAAAATATCTAAATGGAGAGATGAATACGCTAATGGATCTTGGACGCATACGCAAGTAGATGGAGGAGATTTTGAAGAGAAGCACTGTACAGTAATAAAAGAAGGTCCTAAAAGCCCACCATCTTTAAAAATGGCTAGAACTACAAGAAGTGGACCAATATCTGCGACACTCAATAATAAGGCTTTTACCTACTTAGATGACGATGGAGATTGGCAACCAATAGAAACTGGTGAGTATACGGATCAAGATGGAGACGGTGATGCTGACTCTGCTTTAAATAGACCTCTAGCAAATCCTGCAAATAGTGAAATAATATTTTCTGGTACAGCTCCAGATTTTAGAGAAGGAGACAAACTAAAAATAACTTTGTTAAACACTGATGAAGACGTGCCTGACGAAGATGTTTATGTTATAGCTTCAGTAGAACAAACGTTTAAAGCTTATCCTAAAATATTTAAAATAAATATCGATGCAGTTAGTGAATATATAGAGCAGGGAGTTCAAAATTGGAAAGTTGAACTTATACAAAAACCTGCTTTGTTTGAAACTAAATTTGTCAGGTTTGCATATAGATACAAATATGAAGACGGAGAATACTCTACAATATCTCCTTTTAGCGGAGTAGCTTTTCTTGGTGATCAGTTTGATTATGATCCTAAAAAAGGTTATAATCTAGGCATGGTAAACCAATTAAGGGTGTTAGAGGTTAGAGACTGGGCACAAAACGTACCATATGGCGTCGTAGAAGTAGATATACTATATAAAGATTCTGTTTCAAATAATATATACGTAGTTAAAAGCATAAAAACCACTGATCCTGAGTACACGGATAGTGGAACTTTTCTTGATCCATATACTGGTAGATTAGAAATTGAATCAGAGTTAATATATAAAGTAATACCATCTAATCAAATATTAAGACCATATGATAATGTTCCAAAGAAAGCAAAAGCACTTGCAGTATCTGGAAATAGAATATTATTCGGCAATTATACCGAAAATTACAATGTAACTAAAGATAATAAAGAAATAACTGTTAAGTTTGCGTTAACTGTTTCAAGTGCAGAATATGCATCGACCTTCGCTGTACCATCAATAAAATCTCAAAGAACTTATCAATTAGGTGTAGTATATAGAGATAAGTATGGTAGAGAAACTCCTGTATTAACTGACACAACAGGATCTGTTACACTAAACAAAGGATTTGCAGTAAGCAGAAACCATATTAGGATTAGAATAACAAGCCCTATGCCAGATTGGGTTGATAGTTACAAATACTACATAAAAGAAACTTCTCAACCATATTACAACTTAGCGTTAGACAGACACTACGCAGCAGAAGACGGAAACGTATGGATAGCTTTTCCATCTTCTGAAAGAAATAAAATTCAAGAAGATACATTTGTTATACTAAAAAAAGAGCACGATTCTGATAAATTTGTTGAAGACGAAGCTAAATACAAGATATTAGCCATAGAAAACGAAGCGCCAGATTTTATAAAGGAAGAAAATGTTTCTAAAGGTAAATTACAAAGAAATTTAATAGGTGGTTCTGGCAGCGTATACGCTGGTACTGGTTGGCCTTCGCCTGACGGTAGCTTTGTAGACATAAAAGCTGAAGATTGGCAAAAAATATATGGAGGTGCTGGAGATTCTCAATCAACAGCGATCCCAGTACACCAACTCTCAGATTTAGTTCTCAGAGTTTATAATGATAAAAATAGAACTAACTTTTACGAAATAGCTAACATACAGTATAGAGCAGATATTGCTCCTGTAGTATACAGAGTTTACATCCAAGGAACTTTTGACGACCAAGATGTTGCCTTTGTAGGAGATTACAATGAAAACGAAACTGATTTATCTTTAGAAATATTTCAAAAAACATCTAAAGCAAAACCAGAGTTTCAAGGTAGATTTTTTGCAAAAATACAAAGAGATCTTACTTTGAACAATTCATTGTTGCGCCAAGAGCAGATAGAAGAATATAGAGTAATAAACACACAATATGCATATGATCTGCAGGGTCGGAGTGGTAAAGGTTTTTGGAGAGATACTGTTAAAGGTAGATACCCAGGACAAACAGCTGTAAATTCCGGTACCAATACTTCAGCTCAATGGTTTTTCTGCAGAAACTCTTATCATCGCGCGCATTATGGCGGAGGACCTATGACTACTAATGGTGTTATAGAAAGAGGTGGAAAAGGTTCAATGACAGGTCAGGGATTCGGTTGTCGAGCTGGTGAAAATATAATAGAAATAGCTACTCACGCATTTGGACCTTCATTAGATAAATTTAA